ATCAAATTACTTCAATATCGGGCCTTTGGCACAAAAACCGTCAAGCTGTCCCCACCCCCGGCCCCTTCCCAATCGGCCACCGCTACAGTGGAGCCGCCTCCCCGTGGAACGTCCCAGCCCCCTAAAAATGCAAGTTATACCGTAAAAAGGGGGGATTGTTTGTGGAATATCGCGAAGAAAGAGTTGGGGGACGGTTCCCGGTGGAAGGAAATCTATGAACTAAATCAGGATAAGATCAAAAACCCAAATTTGATTTATCCCGATCAATCTTTGACCTTGCCGTCCTGAAGGGGGGTGATCCATCTGGCCGTTGAGATCCTAATCCAACATGGTTTGTCTATCCAATATCCCGCAGTTGAGGAAGGGGCCAAATTGACCCTTGAACGGAAAAGAACCCCGGGCAAACTAACCTTTACGGTTGTGAAGGATGCCGCCTTGAATTTCCAAGAGGGCGATCCGGTAAAGTTGACCGTGGACGGGACTTCCATATTTTATGGGTTTGTATTTACTAAATCGAGGGACAAGAGCGGCACCATTGACGTTACCGCTTATGACCAATTACGGTATCTGAAAAACAAAGACACGATCACGGAAGAAGGGCTGAAAGCGTCCGATCTGCTGAAACGGATTGCAACAGATTTCCGGCTGAACCTTGGAACGGTGGAAGATACCGGATACACCTTTGAAACTATTGTGGAGGAAAACCAAACCCTGTTTGATATGGTGCAAAATGCCCTTGATGAAACCTTGCGCCAAACCAAACAACTGTTCATCCTTTACGATGATTGTGGAAGCCTGGCCCTGAAAAATATCAATTCCCTGAAAACGGATCTGCTGATTGACGCTGAAACCGCTGAAAATTTTGACTATAGTTCCAGTATTGATGAACAGACCTACAACAAAATCAAGCTGTCCTTCAACAACGAAGCCACCGGAAAACGGGAATTGTATATTGCCCAGGACGGCGGAAACATGAACCAATGGGGAGTTCTCCAATACTTTGAACAAGTCCAGAGCGCCACCGGAGCCGCCGCCAAAGCGGATGCCCTATTGGGCCTATATAATCAAAAAACCCGGAAACTGACTGTAAAGAACGCTTTTGGCCGTCCTGATATTCGGGCTGGGAGCGCCGTTATGGTATCCCTGAATTTGGGTGACATGATCGCCAATCAATTTTTGGTTGTGGAGAAAGTAACCCATACTTTCAGGGGGGGAGAACACATGATGGATTTATCCTTAATTGGGGGCGAATTTATTGCCTAACCCTGTTGAAGTGGTGAAGCGGGCCGCGGTGGAAGCCGTGGAAGCCCAAAAGCCGGTTCACCTGTTATTTGGGCAAGTGATTTCAGTTTCTCCGCTGAAAATCCAAGTGGATCAAAAATCTATATACACGGAAAAAATGCTGGTTCTAACCCGGAATGTAACTGATTTTGAAGTTGATATGACGGTGAGCCATATCACGCTAAATCGGGCGGGTGGTTCCGGTGATCCGGCCTTTGCGTCCCATAATCACGATTACAAGGGCAAGAAAAAATTCAAGGTACATAATGCCTTGATTAAAGGGGATTGGGTGCTGTTGAGCCGGATACAGGGCGGGAAGCGGTTTGTTGTATTAGACCGGATTAGACCCATACCAGAATTGAAGGGGGAATGGCTATGATCCCGCAAACTGGGGACGCTTTACGGCAAGATTTTGTGTTTACAACCTTGCCCAGCAGAACCTTTAAAATGAACCATGATATACTGGCAATTACCGGGACGATTGATCAAATCCAGGCTGTGGAACAGGCCGTTTTCCTGATCCTGAATACAGAACGGTATTTTTGGTTGATTCACTCTTGGAGTTATGGGGTGGAACTACACAATCTGATTGGGAAGGATCCTGAATATTGTATCCCGGAAATTGAGCGCAGGATTAGGGAAGCGCTTTTACAGGATGATCGGATCACAGCTGTTGAGAATTTCCAGTTTAAAGTGAACAAAAAGAAAGTGCTGACTACCTTCACAGTGGTCAGCATTTTTGGTGGTATCAATACGGAAATGGCGGTGGAAATCTGATGTATGAACATATCACATATGAAGGCTTGATAAAACGGATGATGGATCGGGTGCTTGCGTCAAATAAAAATCTTGACAGCAGGGAAGGTTCTCTGCTGTGGTATGGGCAAGCCCCCGCCGCTGTAGAGTTGCAAAACCTTTATATCGCCCTGGATACCGTGTTACGGGAAACTTTTGCGGACACGGCAAGCCGGGAATATTTGATTTTGAGGGCCAAAGAACGGGGCCTTGCTCTTACCCCGGCCCCCCCCGCCGTGTTGGAAATGACGATCACCCCGGCTGACCTCTCCCTTTCTATGGGAGAACGGTTTTCCATTGGGGAACTGAATTACTACGTTTCCAAGGATAAGGGCGGCGGGGTGTATGAAATCACCTGTGAAGTCCTTGGGGAAATCGGGAACGATTACGGGCGGACGGTTATTCCCATTGAGTATGTGGAAGGGTTGGAAACGTGCCAAATCACAGCCCGGTTAATCCCTGGGGAGAATGAGGAGGATACGGAGGCTTTCCGCAAACGGTATTTTGACAGCCTGAACCTTCAGGCGTTTGGAGGAAACCGGGCGGACTATCTACAAAAGGTGAACGCTATCCCCGGTGTAGGTGGGGTAAAAATTTACCCCGCCTGGAACGGCAATATTCCCCCAGCTGAATTGATTCCATCAGAAGAAGTGAAGGATTGGGTGGAAAACCTGTCTAACGTTCCACCCAACGTCTTGACATGGTTACAAGTGATATATAGTGCTGGAAAGAATAACCTCTTGACCGTGGGCGGCACTGTCAAACTGGTGATCATTGACAGCGCCTTTTCTGTTCCCTCTGACACGCTGGTTGATACTGTTCAAACGGTCATAGACCCTACGCAGAATGCTGGGGAAGGAGTGGGCGTTGCTCCAATCGGCCATGTGGTGAAAGTATTCCCAGTAGTCCTGGAAACAGTGAATTTGGCTTTTTCACTGTACTATCAACGGGGATGGACGTGGGATGATGTAAGGCCCTATGTAGAAGAAGTTGTGAACGGGTATTTCCTGGAATTGGCCAAAGGGTGGGCGGATCAAGAAGAGAGCCTAGTGATCCGGATCAGTCAGCTTGAAAGCCGCCTGTTAACCGTTCCTGGGGTTTTAGACGTTGCCAACACCAAAATTAACAATACAGCCGCTAACTATAATTTGCCCTTGGATACTATCCCAGCACTTGGAGTCATAACAGCGGAAACGGCCACGATTGCCGGGGCGTAATGGGTGAATTTATGGAAAGAAAGTTAATCAACTATTATCCCTATGTCGTCCGGGAATTTGCGGAAATACAGGGGATCGCCACTGGGGAACAGCCAGAATTTGAATTGGCCTGGGACGCGCAAGAAGAAGTTTTTTCAAACCAGTTTGTGGATACCGCCTTGGATTATGGGTTAAGCCGATGGGAAAAGATGCTGAATATCTTCCCCAAGGGAACTGACTCGTTGGAAGCCAGACGGGTGCGGATTAAAACAAAGTTAAACAACTTTGTCCCATACACCTTCCGGGTTTTTGTTCGGATGCTAACAGCCATTTCCGGCGGCGAGCCATTTCATGTATCCATTGAGCCGGGAACCTATTTGTTAAAAGTCGTGACCCAATGGGGCGCAAGTGGCCAGATGGAAGGGCTAGAATACTTAATCAAGAATATTATCCCTTGCAATATCGCGCTGAAGGCTGAAAACCGTCTATTGTGTGCGTCAGAAGGGGTGGCCCTAGCTGCTGGCGGCGTGTGTACGGTAAATATGTTTTTTATTACCAACGATTATAAAGAAACTCTCACGTTAGACGCCACTGCGACTATGGGGGCTGGTATTGTAAATTCTGCCCTGGCAGTTTTAACGGATGATTTTTCTAAGGTCGGCCGAACTGCTGGGGGCGCGGCAAAAGTCAAAATAATTGAGATGTAAGGCAATGAGAAAGGAGTGAAAGAGCAGTGGCTGAGTTTTCTAAATTAGTCATTAACCAAAAGGGGCTGGCCTTAATTGCGAAAGTGCTTGCTGGTACTGCAAATGATGTTGATTTCACCAAAATTGCCGCTTCAGATGCAAAATATACGGTGGATGAATTGGAGGGCCTGGACAGCTTGAGTGGGATAATGCAGGAAGCAGAGGTGTCCCGCAAGACCCGGACAAATGAAGTTGCTGTAAAAGTGGAAGCGGCTTTTACAAATACCGAATTGGCCGTTGGCTATCACATGAGGGCATTGGGCCTGTATGCCCTTGACCCAGATGAGGGTGAAATCCTGTATGCTATCGCGGTGGAAACATCGGGGAGCTGCTATATGCCGCCCTATAATGGGATTACTGTCTCTGGAGCCTATATACAGCTTGTCACAACAGTTGGAAATGCAGATCATGTGAATTTGGAGGTAAACCCCGCCGCTATCGCCACAATTGGGGATATCCAGGATTTGCGGGAGCAGATCCAGGAGGCGCTATCCAACCTATCCATAGGGCCAACTATAGTAGAGGCGTTCATTATGGGAGGCAAACAAGCGTGGGTGGAAAGTGACGCCCCCACAGGATACTACTATCAGGATGTCCCGGTGGAGGGGTGCAGGGAGTGGCACCGTGCAAGGGTTATTATCAAAAAGGTGCTGGATATGCCGTATGTCAGGGCGATGGAGATCCTACCCACGGTGGAGACAATGGATGGCTGCATCCGAGTTTGGGGGCGCAAGCAAATCGGGGCCAAGTCCATCGCCATCTCAGTGGAGCTGTACAGTGAGGGGGCCGGGAGCGGTACTGGAACAGGCTACACCCTGCCTGTAGCCAGCGCAGACCGTCTGGGCGGGGTGAAGGTTGGCAGCGGTGTGGGTGTGGAGGAGGATGGAACCATATCCGTTGACGCCGCTGGAGCACTGGGGGAGGCCATTGCCACGCCGGACGAGGTCAACGCCGCCTTAGACCAAGCATTTGAAGAGAAAGGAGGCGGCGAAGATGGCCGGCAACTATGAAGATAAGCTGGTGCCCCTAGCGGGGTTTGTAGACGGTATGGCACGAGTCTCAACGGAGCTGGAAAAATGCCGTGGGGTGGAGTGGAGTATTGAAATGCACAACAGAGACGCCAACGCCCACCCTGACCTTGTCGATACCCTTGGGGCTATCTATCAGACGATGCTGGATGATACTGCCGCGATGGTCGAGCGGATCAAGGCGCTGGAGCAGCTGGAGGAGCGGGTACAGGCGCTGGAGCAAAGCGGTGGATGCGGCTGTGGCGGCGGAACCGGTGGTGACACCGGGAATACTCAAAAGAGATTGGGCGAGTTGGTACCGGGTGATGTGGTCAGGCTGAATGAGAACAGCGCCCCGGTGGAGTACCTTGTGGCAAGACAGAACTACGAGGAGGAATTGAACAGCGCCGGCGGCACGCTGCTGCTCCGCAAGGAGCCTCACGGCAAGAGGGCTTGGGCGGCCACTCGCAACAATTTATACTCCAAAAATACAATCCTGCCCTATCTCAACGATGGGATATCCGGGTATTTGAGCCAGCTGGATCAAGACGTGAGAAACGCCATCCTCATCACCTCCATCCGTCACACGGTGGGGGGTGGGAGCACGTCTGTCACCACATCGGCCAACTGGGTGTTCATTTTGTCTGCTATGGAGTACGGCAACAGCAAGGCCGGTGTTGTTGACGGGACGGCGCTGCCGATCGCCCCCACTCTGTTGGCCAATCTGCCAGGTGAAAACATCTTGACCCGGACGGCAAATCCCACTAGCTCCGACACCATGTATGGCATCATGTCCGCAACCCAGATTCAAAATATCTACTGTGATGCCGCCAAATACTATGTACCGGCTTTCCGTCTGCCATCCACTGCTGTGGTGAGCAGTGATGGCAGTGTACAAATCAAAAAACCATAAATAACACAGGAGGGAAAACCATGAACAACAAAGTAACCAACCTACAAGCCCTGGTCAATCTGGCGCAACGAGCCAAGGCGAAGTACGCCACCAAGGAGGCGCTGGAAGCCCTGAGCCTGCGGGTGGACGCCCTACCCACCGGGGGCGGACAGGGGCACCTGAAGCGCATCATCGTGGCCAGTGCAGACGCCATTGACCTGACCGCCCAGGACGCGGACAAGTACATTTACATGGTGCCCAAAGCAAACGCGGAGGCCGGCAACGAGTACGATGAGTACATGGTGATTGGAGGCAAGGTGGAGCGGATTGGGGACACTGGGGTTGATCTGTCCGGCTATGTCCAAAAGGCACCTGGCAAGGACCTGTCCACCAACGACTACACGGACGAGGACAAGGCCAAGCTGGCGGGGCTTGAAATTGCCACAGAGGATGAGGTCAATGCCGTGCTGGACGTGGTCTTTGGCGACGCCGCCCAGGGTACGCCCTAATGGGTATCGGAACTATCAACGTCCCTGGGCCGGATGTGGAGGCATACATCAGGGATCACAACATGGACCTGGAGGCGCACCCATCCATACAGTTAGCGGTCGAGGATGTGGAGCTGCGTTTGAAACATCTGGAACTGAAACACAGTACCAATGTCACTGACAATGCGTTCTCGGTCACATTCGCCAGTCTGGATGGGGTGGAGGCAGCCGGCGTATGGAATCAGGCGCTGGCCAGGATTGAGTTTTAAGGGGGGGATATATCGTGGCAGTGACACGGTTGGGAAAAAAAGAGCATGGAAGTCTTGTCAAACTCAACGAGAACGGTGCGCCGGTTGAGTTTTATGTTGCCAAGCACGATTACGAAAGCGAGCTGAACGGACCAGGGCGCACTTTGCTGGTGCGTAAGGACTGTCATAGCCAGATTCAGTGGGGGATTGTATCAAGCTATCCTGAAAACAGCGTGTATGGCAATAGTATCATCAGCAAATGGCTCAATGGGAATTACTTAGCCATGCTGGACGAAAATATACAGGCTGCTTTAGGAGCAACTAAGTTTTACCACCTTCCCCGTGCAAATGTTAGCTATGTTCTGAGCCGTTCTGTGTTCTTACTTTCCGCAACAGAGTTAGGTATAGAAAAAACAGGTTTGATGTATGACGGCACAGAGCTACCTGTAGCTGATATACTCAAGATTGCCGAGCTAAATGGTTCAGCGGTGGCTCAATGGACCCGTACAAGCAGTATAGGCAACGATCATATATTGGTCGCGAATGGCGGGGGGCAAAGCGCAGGAGCCGATGGCATGTCAGAACATGGATGCCGTCCCGTTTTTCCCCTCCCCGCCTCTTTCGTTGTGGATGATGACGGCATGGTGCGGGAACAAGCTGCTCCCACCATTTCCCCAGCTGAACACTTCCTTGGGGTCAAAAGTGAGCAGTTCAATTTCTCGTATACAGTCAACGATTTAGATGGCGATACGATGACCGTGACTGAGAAGCTGGATGGGGCGGCCAAGAAGGTCTGGACTGATGTGGCCAGCGGGACTGAATTGGCCATTGAGTGGCTTGAAAATGCCAACGAGTTTCGCAAAATCCTCAACGGGGAACACACTATCACAGTGGAGGTCAGTGATGGATACGCCCACGCCACAGCCCGATTTAGCTTTGTCAAGGCGGCACATCGGGCGTCCATCACCCTGGCAGAACCGCTGGCGATTGCTGGTGACATCACCGTGGCGGTGTTGGCCGTAGTGGGGAATATCCCAGAGGACGCCATCTATCAGGTGGAGGCCACCAACAACGGAAAGGACCCCAGTCCTGTGTGGCAGGATGTAACTGCGGAGGTGCAATCAGGGGAAAACATCGCGTTTGAGAACCATGTGGCGGCAAATGGGGCGGCGTTTAACTTTCGTGTTACGGTGGAGCGGGGCGCTTCCAACACCGGGGGCTACATCTCGGCTGTCACCGGGGCATTCCAGTAAGGAGGATGACAAAATGGGATTGACATGGAAAAAGAGCGATCTGCCCACCCTGGCCCAGAAGAAAGCGGCCATGGTGTCCCAGGCCTGCCAAGAGGTCATCTATGCGGGGGTTGATGTGGAGTTGTCCACCGGCAGGAAACATTTCAGCCTGGCAACCCATGATCAGGCGAACATTGATTCCATGTTCGCGGCGGTCACTTTGGGCGCAACCGAATACCCATACCACGAGGATGGGGGGAAGTGCGTCATGTACCCGGCCAAGGATATCATATCGTTGTATGTGGCCTACAAGAGCTTTGTCACCCAGCAGACCACCTATTGCAACTTCCTGCGGGTCTGGCTCAATTGGGAGTGCCACCAGCAGGTGCTTGGGGACACCGTCTATGGCAGTCATCTGCCGGACGATTTGGCCGCTGAAATGCAGGAGGTCTTGAAGGCCGCAAACCGGCAGATCCAAGGCATTATCGGTGCTTTGGGGGCAAAGTAAGGAGTGTGTGGGATGAAAGGGATATTGAAATGCGCCGTCCTCGCTTTATGTGGAGGCGGCGCTTATTTTGCCATTGAGGTGTTCTGGCGGGGGTACAGCCACTGGACCATGGCGGTACTGGGCGGAATTTGCTTTGTGCTGATTGGCGGCATAAACGAGTTTTTCCCGTGGGAAATGCCTCTGGCCCTTCAGGGGGTGATTGGCGCCGCTATGGTTACCGTCTTGGAGTTCTATGCCGGGGTGGTGCTGAACCTTTGGCTTGGGCTGGGTATTTGGGATTACTCTGGCTTGCCGCTGAATCTATTGGGGCAGATATGTGTCATGTACAGCATTTTGTGGATCCCCCTAGCGGTGGTGGCGGTGATATTGGATGACTGGCTCCGGCACCGCTTGTTTGGAGAAGAGTGGCCCGACTACAGGATATTTTAGGAGGTGAGGATAAGGTATGGAGGTAACCATCAGCCAGGACATGATCATCCAGCTTGCGGCCCTGCTCACTGCCCTGGGGGTGGTGGGGGGCATCTTGCTCCGGGTGGTAAAGTTTGTGGAGCGGGATAAAAAGCAGAATAAGGAGCTGGCGGGCATCCGCAAGGAGCAGACGCTGATCTGCTACGGTGTGTTGGCCTGTCTAAAAGGGTTGAAGGAGCAGGGCTGCAACGGCCCGGTGACCGCCGCGTTGGACAAGTTGGAGAAGCACTTGAACCAAGCGGCCCACGAGGAAAGCGCCCCCTGATAGGGGAGAAGAAAGGAGAATACATATGAGTAACAACACAAAGAGATGGATCAAGGCTGCGGGAGTGCGGGCGGTAAAGACCATGGCCCAGACTGCGGTGGCCACAATCGGAGCCGCCGCCGTGCTGTCCGCCGTGGACTGGCCTGTGGTGGCGTCCGCCGCTGTGTTGGCGGGGGTGCTGTCCCTGCTCACCAGCGTGGCGGGGCTGCCTGAAGTCAGTGAGTGAAATGGAAAAAATGAAGGGAGATTGCAAGAAAATGAAGAAAGCAATGCTCAGCCAACCTATGGCTGGAAGGACTGACGAAGAGATCATCTCAACCCGCGAGAAGGCAATTGCCGCCTTGAAGAAACGAGGCTACGAGATTGTGAATACGCTATTCACTGACGAGTGGTACAGCAAGGAGAAGATGGACGAACGCGGTGTTGTCCAGATTCCGCTTTGTTTCCTGGCTAAGAGCCTAGAGAACATGTCCCTGTGCCACGCGGCCTACTTCTGCAAGGGGTGGGAGGAGGCCCGCGGTTGCAAGATTGAGCACGATGCGGCAGTAGCCTACGGACTTGATATGATCTATGAGGTGGAAGAATGAGACTGCTGAGCTGTCTGCTCACCGCCAACGACTGTTATAAGACTGGGCAGAGGATCAAACCAAAGGGTGTAATGGTACACAGCACCGGGGCCAACAACCCTATGCTGCGGCGGTATGTCCAGCCCACTGTCTCTACGCCGGAGCGGACAAGCCTGCTGGCTGCCCTGGG